AAATATGAAAAAAAAATAAGTTTAACCTATAATAAGCAACAATATTTTTTTAAAATAAGTGATATTCATTATGAAATTGATATGTCTCTCTTAGGTTGTAATTCCAAACTACTTTGGCATGAGATTTATCAACAAATTATAGATATTATATCAGCAAAAACAGATAAGTCTGGTATAATAGTTTGTAAATATTTTCACGATATACATAGCGAATTATTAGAGAATTTTTATAGTTATATGCAACAAAACAGTTCAAATTCAATTGATTTAAAGTTTATAATTATAACTGAAGAGATAAGTTTTATACCAGATAATGTTCTAAATTGTTGTGAAATAATTAATGTAAGTAGACCTACTAAAACGTCATATATTAAATGTGTTAAAACAAAACTTCCAGCAAAACTTAAACCTGAAAATATAACAAATATAAAAATACTTCACATCTATAATGAAGACCTTATGTTACAATATAAAATTATTTGTAATAAAATAATACATAACCTAATAAATATAAATGATTTACAGTTCCTTAAATTCAGAGATATACTTTATGATATATTCATATATAACCTCGATATAACTGATTGTATTTGGTACATTCTCTCTTCACTCGTTGAGCAAAAGATTATTAAGAGAGAACATTTGTCTAAAATCTTATTTAAGACATACACATTCTTTCAATATTATAACAACAATTACAGACCCATATATCATGTAGAAAGTTACTTTTTATATTTAGCTAAGTTGATACACAACTTCTAGATTTACTTACTATATGAATTACATCTAACGTCTAATAACAAAACTAATATTTCTGTTGTAAAAGTTAAACCCTTTAATATATAAGCTCATGGGAGAGGGAATTGTATTATTTGCTTGAGAAACTAAATAGAAATTATTGTATCCATTTGGAATACCTCTTCTATAAGTAATAGCGCTTGTACGAATAGCCATTTTATATAATAGAATGATATTAAAATTAATTTATTTTTTTAATACTTAAAGTTTATAATTCATATTTGTCTATGAATTATAAAGACGCATTTGAAATACTAGAAATAGATTTTACATCTACAAAATATGAAGATTTATCGTTAGAATACTTAACAAAACAATATAGAAAACTAGCATTAAAAAATCATCCTGATAAAAACGGTAATACTAATGAATCAAAAGAAAAATTCCAACAAATAAACGAAGCCTATCATTACTTAAAGAGAGAAATGAAACATTTTAATTATGATGATATAGAACATGATATTAAGGGAGATGATGATGATTCTGTCAATTCTTCTCTCTATTCTGATATTCTAAAAGGTTTTATGAAGACAGTTTTTGAAGGAAAATACAACGAACTCCTCACTAAAATTGTAAATGATATAATAACAGCCGGAAAAAGAACATCTGTTAAGTTGTTTGACGATTTAGATAAGGATACAGCATTAAATATTTATACATTTCTCTCTAATAATCGTTCTATACTTCATTTAAGCCAAGAGATATTGGATGTTATTAGAGAGATAGTAGTTAAAAAGTATGATAACGTTGACGTCTATAAATTAAACCCAAGCATAAATGACTTAATTAACAATAATTTATATAAATTACATGTAAATGATGAATTATATTTAGTGCCATTATGGCATAATGAATCATATTTTGATGGTTCTGGATGTGAAATAATAGTAATATGTGAACCTGAGCTCCCTGAAGGTATACAAATTGATGATGATAATAATTTAATTGTTTGTCACATCATAGATGCTAAAAATGAATTGCCAGAAATGTTAATAAATAATACACCATTAACATTAAATATTGGAGAAAAAATACATTCAATTTCTCTCTGTAATTTGTATATAAAGAGAGAACAATATTATAGAATAAAAAATGAAGGTTTATCAAAGGTAAAGCGAGATATATATGATGTATCCGAAAAATCAGATATTATTGTAAAAGTTGTTATTATTTAGATTGTGTATGATACAATAACATTATTAACATCATTATTTAACTTTGTTTTTTCAAGTTCTCTAAAATACATTATTTTTGTATAAGCCTTAATAATTTCTTCCATTTGATTCAACCGATTATTATGACTATTAATGCTCGCAGCTTCCCATGAATTACATGGTCCACCATATTCAATTTCTCTCTGTTTACTAATCTTTCTAACTTCTTTAATTTTATCTAGAGTAATTTCTTCATCAGGATTCATTTTAATTTGTCCTCCTAGATAAAATGTTCCATTAGACCATGTAGATTTTGTATCATCAAAATAACTTGTCAATACTTGCGTATTAATGTTATTAAATATTTTTTCCTCAATTTTATTATTAGGAACAAATGCTAATAATGAAGTTAAATTTGCTTTAGGTAATTCAGACATTTTAGATATTATACATATAATATAATATCTATTTTTTTATTCAATTTTAAATATTATTAAAAAGTATTTTAAATTATGAGTTGATAAATTAAGAAAAAAATTTTTAATCTTAATTTATTTTTATATTTTTATTTGTTATTTAATTTTTATTTGTTTCGCTTACTCCTTCTTCTTAGCAATAACACGCTTCTTCTTCTCAGGCTCAGCGGCAGCAGGAGATACAACAGCCTCAACAACTTTCTCAACAACAGGAGTAGGAGCAGGAGCAGGCAATTCAAACTCTTCATCTGAATCCTCAACAATAGTAGAAGCTACAGCTCCATCAGGATCAATGTCATCCTCAGGAGGAGGAAGGGCCCTTAGCTTCGCAACCTCAGCAGCCTTAGGTCTCAAGAAGCATGTTCCCTCAACAATTGAAGAAGTCTTAGGCTTTTGAACAATTGCTTGCTTCAAGTTCCAAGTAACAGAAACCTTTCCATTTACAAACCACAATCCGCCGCATTGAATCAAGCAGATTACATGAGTCTTAGGCTTCAAGAAATCAAGAGGAGTTACATCAGGAGGGCTCTTTCCCTTCAAGAATAGAGGAGTTCCTTCCTCGTCATAAATCTCAGATTGCCAAACACCCTTCCAACAAGGCACCTTAACAGTAAGAGTAGGAGGCTTATTCAAATCAGGCTCAATGCTTCCCTTCTCCTTCTTGGGATGTCTAAGCATAACATTAAATTTCTCTTCCATAACATCAGCACTCTTGATTTCCTTTCCAAACCACTCCTTGGAATAAGTCAAAGCATCGGCCTTAATCTTAGACTCAAGAGCACGCATTGACTTCAAGAAAGCCTCAGCATCAGCATTACTGTAATCGCTGCTAGGAAATTGAAGTGACATAGTGAATTTTCCAGTAGGGTTCTTAGCTTGGTCCATTCCCTCTTGAGCTCCCCATGTGAGCATTAATGGTGTAGACAAAGTAAGCGACTCCTTAAAGTGCTTATTATACAAATTAACAACTTTTCCTCCAGAAGGGTTTGCCTTAGGAGCACTGTATGAGAATACAGTGGTATCAATATTAGTTCCGTCGATGATTGCGCTAGACATTCTTAGTAGTATACTTTACATTATTGGATTATCTTTAAATCAATTTTTTTTTTAAATATAAATGAAATGATGGTCTGGATTAAGTTTTAAGCTTATTGGTTATGGTAAGGATTTTATTTTTAAATAATATAAAAAAACAGTTCAAAAAGAATAATATATATAAATAATATATGACAGAATCATTAAAGAAAAATAAGAGCGCTGAAAGCTTGATAGAGGAATACATGACTAATATTACGTCTAATTGTGAAAAAAATATGACGATAGTTAAGAAACCTGTAAAAATTAGCGAGGAAAATATAAGTATTCCAACAATAAATAATTATGACGAAATGACTAGATACAATTATAACGTAAATCAATTAAAATTAATCGCAAAAAATTATAAGTTAAAAATTAGTGGAAATAAAAATCAATTGTTAACACGTATATATTCATTCTTATATTTTTCATCGTATATAATTAAAATTCAAAAGATATTTCGCGGAATTGTAGCAAGAAAATATAAATTACTTCATGGTCCAGCGGCAATTAATCGTAAATTATGTACTAATACAGATGATTTTGTTACGATGGAGCCTGTTGAAGAAATTAATTATCATCAATTTATAAGTTATAAAGATGCTGATGGTTTTATTTATGGATTTGATATAATTTCTCTCCATAATTTATTTTTAAAGTCGCAAGATATTGAATCGATTAGAAATCCATATAATAGAAACCTAATACCAGAATCAGTTGTAAAAACAATTAAATCAATTATAAAACTAAGTCGAATATTAAAAATTCATGTAAATTTACATTATGAAGATGATACAGAAAGTATTCCAATTGAAAAAATGGTTGAATTAAGAGCATTATCATTATTTCAGAACATAGATGCTTTAGGGAATTATTCGAATAGTCAATGGTTTCTCTCTTTGAATAGATCTCAATTAATAAAATTTTTGAGGGAATTGGCAGATATATGGAATTACAGAGCACAAATAACAGCAGAAACAAAAAGAAATATTTGTCCGCCATCAGGTGACCCGTTTAGAAATTTAAACATGAATTACATTCATAATGAACAAGATATGACAAATGTTAAAAAAGTTGTATTAGAAGTTTTAGAAAAAATAGTAAATAGCGGAGTAGACCGAGATAGTAAAGCTTTAGGAGCATGTTATGTATTAGGTTCTTTAACATTAGTTAATGAAGAAGCTGCTACATCAATACCATGGCTTTTTCAAAGTTTTGGATACTTTTAATTTTGTGTAGTGCGGTATTATATATGAGAATTAATTAACATATTATCATACTATCGTAACAATATATATTATTGGCCTAAAAACTACTTAAAAGCTAGTTACTAGTATATAGTATAATAAGATGCCAAAGAAAACTTCATCTAAGACTGAGACTGAACAAGTCGTTGTTGCTGCTACCCCTGTTGTTGTTGATGCTGCTGCCGCAGTAGAGAAGAAAGCTAGAAAGCCTAAGGCCCCCAAGGCTGAGGTTGCTCCTGCTCCCGTTGAAACCCCCGTTGTTGTTGATGCTGCCGTTGGTGCTGCTGATGCTGAGGCTCCTCTTGCTGAGCAATCTGTTGAATTCCTTGCCAAGCTTCAACAACTTGGAACCCTTATCTCCTCTTTGAAGACTGAGTACAGAACTCTTGAGAAGAAGTGGACTCGTGAGATCAAGGCTGCCCAAAAGCAATCCTCCAAGCGCAAGCGCAAGGCTGGTAACCGTGCTCCTTCTGGTTTCGTCAAGCCTACCAAGATCTCTGACGAGCTTGCTTCTTTCCTTGGAAAGGAGAAGGGAACCGAGATGGCTCGCACTGATGTTACCCGTGAGATCAACACCTACATCCGTGCTCACAAGCTCCAAGACAAGGACAATGGCCGCAAGATCATCCCTGATACCAAGCTTGCTACCCTCT